ATCCCCGATCAGTTCCTGCTCACGTTCTCGCTGAACCAGGAGGGATCGAACTACGAGGGGATCTCCATGCTCCGGCCCTGCTATGGCCCGTGGTTGAGAAAGGATCTCTACCTAAAGCTGAACGCCATCGGCATTGAGAAGTTCGCTGTCGGCACTCCCATCGGCGAGATCCCAGCTGGCAAAGAGAACAGCCAGGAGCTGGCAAACATGATCACGGCTCTCGAGAAATATGTGAGCCACGAGAGCGGGTACCTGCTCTTCCCCTCCGGCTGGAAGCTGGATCTGAACAACAACTCGTATGATCCCAGCCGCGTTGAGGACTCGATTGATCGCGAGGACCGACGCATGGCGAAATCATTCCTGGCAAACTTCCTCGAGCTCGGGATGTCGGGCGGGGGTGCATACGCTCTCTCGAACGATCTCTCTGATTTCATGCTCTCCGGCCTGGAGCATGTAGCTGATGAGATCGCAGCTCCGATCAACATGGACCTGATCCCATCGCTGATAAAGATCAACAGAGGCCAGAGGGAGTTCTACCCAAGGCTGAAGCATTCAGGGATCTCGGACAAGGCTGGCAAAGAGCTGGCGGACATGCTGAAGGCTCTGGGCGATGGCAAATGGCTCACGCCGGAGGATGGGGACGAGGAGCATCTACGCAGACGCATCGGTCTCCCCGCGCGCACGGGCGAAGGCGTACGCGAGGTGCAGCCTCAGCAGCAGCAGTTCGGGCAACCGCAAACCATGGCTGAGAGGATGAAGCTGGCGGAGATGAACCGTCTGAAAGGATCCCGTGGCTAAGGCAAACGTCCGTCGCCAGATCCAGCAGGCCACGCTCGCGATCAAGGCGATCATGCAAGAGAACCTGGAGGAGATCGGACAGGCTCTCGTCGATCAGATCATGGCCCGCCTCTCCAGGCTCCAGGAAAGCAAACGGCTGGAGGCGATCATCGATCTCGAACTGAAAGGCCAGGCGAAATACAAAGAGGCCATGCTCGGAGCCATCGCCGTCATCGCATCCGATGCGCTGCGTGATGTCCGACTCGAGGTGCCTAAGGCTAAGCGGGTGCAGCTCTCTGAGGAGATCGAGGGATCGCTCCAGCTCGGGGAGTTCGAGCGCCTCCCCGCCTCGATCAGGAATAAGGTTTTCAGGCTCTACCAGCTGCTCTCGGAAACCCAGCTCGATGATCTGGAGAAGGCGGTCGTTTGGCAGTTCAACCATTCAGTGGACTCCACCGATTCGCTCGATACCATCCGCGCCGATCTGGAGGACGCAGCGTATGAGTTCACCTCCGGGAATCGCATCGCAGCCGGAGCCAGCTCGATCTCGGCTCAGGTCATAAACGAAACCCGAAACGAGTTCTTCTCCGATCCCGATGTTCAGGAACAGATCGATGCCTTCGAGTTCGTAAACGGCGATCCCGTCTCCGAGATCTGTCAGGATCTGGCGGGCACCATCTTCGATAAAGATGACCCGAACCGATTCCGCTACACTCCGCCGCTCCATTTCAACTGCAAGAGCTACATCGCTCCCATCCTCTCGGGGAACCTAAAGGATCGGGAGATCGAGAAGCTCCAGCCGTCATCGAAGCGGATCGAGGATACAATCCAGTTCTCGGAGCATCTCTGCTGCGGTCGCCTAAACGTGGTGGCAGAAAAGCAATCATAGGTCCAGTTCGCAACGCCTGGCCATTAAATGGGCCGGGCTTAAATCCGATCAAGTGTCGATTCTGTATTGACGAAACCGTTACCCACCAATCAGGATTCAAGAATGCTGAAACATTACAGACTAGAACCCATTGCGATTCGTCTCGCCGAAGATGCTTCGAAGCCTCCCGACCGAATCCAGGTTATCCGCACGGGCACGTTCCATCACCCCACCTATGGCCAGTTCCAGATCACAAAAGATCACCTGCTGGCATTCAAAAAGAACTTCGACTCCAGAGTGAGAGGCATCGACATCGCTCTCGATTACGGCCACCAATCAGAGGGAGAGGCGGCTGCTTGGTTCCGCGAGCTCCAGCTCTCGGACGATGGCCAGGAGCTCTGGGCTGTGCCCGATTGGACACCGGATGGCGCTGCGGCCGTCACCTCGAAGAAGTACCGATACGTATCGGCTGATTTCAATTTCGATTACCAAGATAACGAGACGTTAAAGAAACATGGCCCGACTCTTTTGGGAGCGGGTCTCACAAATCGCCCTGTCGTAAAGGGACAGGCTCCAGTCATTGAGTTGACAGAAGGAAAGGGAAGCGAAATGGATCCAAAAGATAAAGAGATCGCTGATCTCAAAGCAAAGATTTCTGAACTAGAGGCGAAACTGGCTCAGGGAGCTGCGGCTCCGTCAGAGACAGAGGTCGAGCTTGCTGCTGTGAAAAAGCAGTTGGACGCTTCCGCTGTTGCCTGCGCAGAGCTGGAGAAGAAGATCGCAACTCTCGAGGGAGATAAAGTTGCGGCTGAAAAGAAAGCGGCGTTCGACAAAAAGCTCTCTGAGGGAGTTGTTTGCGAAGCGCAGCGGGCTCCGTTCATGTCGGGCGACATGGACAAGTTCATCGCTCTCGCCCAGCCGATCAAGTTGGCTGAGCAGGGTTCCGGCGCCACGCCTCCTCCGGCTGGCTCGAAGGACGTAGAGGATGAGGTCCTCGAGATGGCATCGAAGCTGTTGGCTGAAAAGAAAGTCACCAGCATGGTCGATGGAATCAGCATGGTCCTCTCGGAGGATGCTGATCTCCGCAAACGGTACGACGCAAAACAAGTTTAAGAATTAAAACAAAGAAAGGATTTTGAAATATGGCATCTCACTCAGAACCACGGATCTACTTGTTCAAAAACACAGCTGCTATTGCCAAAGGCAGCGCGGTGAAAATCTCTGGAACGGCTGGCGACACTGTCGTCGTTGGAGCTGCGAACACTGATAAGTGCATCGGCATTATCCAGAACGACGCCACCTCGTCGCTGGAAGGTGCAGAGGTTGCTCTCCAGGGCGGCGGAGCAAAGGCTCTCCTCGGTGAAGCGGTAGTTGCTGGAAACCAGCTCTGCTCGCACACGGATGGCACGCTCGTAAAGGTGAACGCTTCTGGCGACTGGTACATTTGCACAGCTCTCCAGGATGGTGTTGCAGGGGATCTCATCGCCGTCGAAGTTCAGTGTGGCTTCGCATTGGCAGCTCAGTAATTAAATTAAAAAGAAAGGATTTTTCGAATGGCACAGTTGAAGGCACAAGTAGATAAGCTCCTCAGCAACGTGGCAATTGCCTACAAGCCCGCCGGTTTAGTTGCTGAGCAGGTGTTCCCGGTGATCAAAGCGGCTCAGTACTCGGGTCTCCTCGGCAAGTATGGCAACAGCCATCTTCGCATCGAGAACTCGGTAAAGGGCGGACGTGGCAAATATCGCCGCGTTGAAACGATCACCCGATCCACTCAATCGTACCTGATCGAAGGCCACGGCCTCGAAGGGTTCGTCTCGAAGGAGGACTACGCAAACGTAGAGACTCCATTCGACGCGGAGCGCGATGAGGTCATGGGTCTCCAGTCGGTTCTCGTTCTCGAGAAGGAGAAGGTTCTCGCCGATGCTTTAACATCGACGTCGATCCTCACTCAGAACACAACTCTCACGGGCTCGAACCAGTTCAGCGATTACCTGAACTCGGACCCGGTTTCGATCCTCTCCACTGCTCGCTCGACGATCATCGACGGCTGTGGCCAGGAGGCAAACGCTGCGATCATGGACGTAAAAGTCTGGGATAAGCTGCGCTTCCACCCCGGCATTTTGGATGCTCTTGGATACAAGAACAACCGCCCAGGTGGTTTGACAGAGAGCGAACTCGCGCAGGTCATCGGCGTGTCGAAATTGTTCATCGCCAAGGCGCGATACAACTCGGCAAAAGAAGGCCAGACCGATTCTCTCTCTCCAGTTTGGGGTAAGGACATCGTCCTCCTTGTTGCTCCCGATGCTCCGCAGATCGGCCAACAGTCCACTGGATACTGGGTTGTTCCATCGGGAAGCTCTCCGCGCAAGGTTTACAAGCAATCGAACTTCAACCCTCCTGGATCGACTGCGATCCTCTGCGAGGACGAGTACGACTTGCTCCTGTCAACCGTTTCGTCGGCTTACCTGATCAAATCCGCAATTGCATAACTATGCATTAGCCTCTGCGATTATGCGGAGGCATTTCGAAATGGAAAGGAAGAATCAAATGCGCTTTTTGTCAGTAATTTTCTTTGCGCTGTTCTTCTCGGTCCTCGCCCAGGCCCAATCGGTTCGCCGTTTGGCTCAGGACGTAAAGCTCCCCACCCAGGGAGTGATCGAGCAGCAGACAGTGACAAACCCGATTGCGGCTTCGGCCACGCGAATCGTTACCGGAGCGGCTGGCGCCACAAGCGCTGCGGAGGCTTCGCTGACGACGTTCTCGGCTCAGCCTGATGTTCCTCGGAACCTTACGATCACGCCCACGGGCACGACGACTGATGTCGAATCCTGCGTGGTGACAGTAACGGGCACGAACATCTTCGATAAAGTCATCACCGAGACGTTCAGTTTCGCTGCTAACGCATCGACGGCCACCACGGGGAACAAGGCTTTCAAGACGGTAACGAACGTTGCATGGGCTGCGAGCTGCGAGAGCGGTTCGTTTGGTGCCACGTGGAACATCGGAGTCGGCGAGAAGCTGGGCCTAAAGCGTTGCATGGCTGACGCTGGCGGATGGCTCCATTCGGCTCGCGATGGGGTTAAAGAGACCACAGCTGCAACCGTAGCGGCATCGGCCACGGCTGTCGAATCGAACACTGCAGACGTGAACGGAACGATGGACGGATCGACGGCATTTAAGTTTTGGTTCATCCAGAACTATGGATGCTTCCCATGAAGTACCTATGCGTCGTCAACACCCACCTCGGTGGATACCAGCTCCTGGCTGGGCAACTCGTTCCAAAGAAATGGATCGAGTCTGCTGGCGACGTCAATCTTCAATCTCTCCTCTCGGCTGGATTCGTCGTTGAATCTGGTGGGGAGGAAGAGGTTCCGGCTGACGTGCCCGCAGTTGATCCAGCTCCAGAGGCTCCTGTTCCTGAAGCAAAACCGAAAAAGGGAAAGAAATAACCCATGGCCTACAGCACGGTGGACAATGTGAAAAAGGAATTCAAGCAGCTGGATGTTACATCCACGACTGCTGTGAAATCCTCTCAAATTGAAGAGTTCATTGAGGAAGCCGATGCTGAGATCGATTCATATTTAGCAACCCGCTACGTTGTCCCCGTGGCCTCCGGCAATGCATTGATCCTTTGCCGTATGATGTCTCGGGCTCTCGTGCGCGAGCGCGTGGCGGGCGTCCTATCGATCAAGTCAGGGAACCAGAAGGATGATCAGGACTCGACCCAAATGAAACGGTCCGATGTTCTGGATCTCCTAAAGAGAATCGCCAAAGGGGAAGTTGCCTTTGACGGCGCGACGCTGCTCTCCTCGGAGTCCGGCGTTGCATCTTATGTCTCCTCGAACACGGTTGAGAGGACTTTTAAGCGCGGTGATAAACAATGGTGAAAACCACGATCACCGTAGACCCAGGAAACAAACTCGGCAAAGCGTTTAAGAAAGCGCTGGAGGAGATCGATGATCTCAGGATCCCGCTCGAGTTGATCCGCGAGAGCTGGTTCAAAGGCAACCGCTCGATCTACGCCATCTCCGGCCCTGGCAAATGGGCGGATCTGACGCCTCAGTATAAAACCTGGAAAACCAGGGTGCTCGGATCTCCGTATCCGATTCTGTTTCTCTCTGGCGATCTCAAGGCTGCGCTCACGGTGCCTGGGGATTCGCAATCCATCTCTGTGCTCAGAGGGAAGAAATCCTTGGACCTCGGGGTTAACCCTGACAACAAGGTTTTTAATTATCTGCATTTTGGAACGAAGAAAATGAAGGCTCGTCCCTACGTTTTGTTGGGAGCTGAGCAGGTAGCGCCGCAGCAGCTGAACAATCGCGTGGCGGCTTGGCAAAAGCTGATCCAGGATTATGTGATTCAGAAATCGCAGGTGATCAGTGGCCCTTAAATACGACATCGAGAGCCTGCTGGCGGACATCAAAACGATCGTCTCGGATAATTTCAACACGAAGGTGGCTGCGATCAACGCTGAGAAAGCGGATGGCGTGAGCCTCGATACGCTCGATGCCTCCGCCTATTTCCTTCAGCAGCTGAACGGGCGAATGGCAAACTGGAATCCGATCTGTCTCTACGGCGTGGACAATATCGAGACGGTGACTCGCGGGCCGCTCTCCTCGCAGAAGGTGGTCTGCTCCGTTGTGATCGTGGCCATCGATACGGGAGAGGAGATCGAGTGCGGCGTTAGGATGCTGAGATACCAGCGCGTGCTCCAGGAAATCTTTGCCGAGAAATGGAACGAGGGGAGGAACGGAGTAAAACTGGAGATCCGATCTCTGGTTCCGATTCCTTTAACAGACATGAACACATCGAATAGATACCGAGCCGTTGGCGTCGAGCTTGAAGGGAACTTAGGATGAAAAAGGAAAGAGCAGAGAAAGCTCAGGCTGATCACCTCGCTGCTTATGAGAAATCGGTCGTTGATCTGGTCGCGCAGGTGAAATCAAAGCGGGTGGC